CCCTTCAGAGATTTTTGTCAAAATTTAAGAGGTACTTTGACTCCCATTCGTACGGTTTCTCACTAACAAAAACCTTAAAATCCTCAATATAAGGAGGAACCCACTCCCACACTGCTACACACGACGACCAGTTAGCAGGTTGAACGCAAGAAACAATAACAACAGAGTAAAAAGCAGTGACATAGTTATACAGGGTCAGCATTATGTTCAGAATCCATATCAATACACCATTGTTTAAGAGCTTTACCGGTGTCAGTATTTTTAGCAATACCCAAGGTACGCCAAGCATCTAAGGGATCTAATTTGTACGTAGCTGCATTCTTGTAGTAGCACATAAATCCATTAGGGCCTTCTCTTGTTTTGTGGT